TGTTCCTCATCAGGTTGGTGGTGTCCAAAATCCAAACATTGACTTCTATAAGTATGAAGATACTGGCAGATTCATTGATACCGCTGGTGTATCACAATGGGGATCTACGGCATTCTTGGTTGCTGGTGGTCAAATTTCTTCCATTGATAACTTAGTTAATAATGGTGCTAACAGTAGAACACCAGGAACATACTCCTTCCTGGATACAACTAGTGATGGAGTAGGTTCGGGTGCAACATTCACTATTATTGTTAGATTTGATTATACTATTGATATTACTATTGAAAGTCCTGGTGAAGGATATGCTAATGATGAAACTCTTACTATTACTGATACTCAGTTGGGTGCTGGTGGTGGTGGAGATCTTACATTCCAAGTAAATGGCACTAATGCAGCGGGTTCTAATTACTTCCTACCAATTACACAACCTATTATTGGTGATTTCCAAGTTGGCGATCTTCTATTGCTTGATAGAGCGAATGCATCTTCTCCCGACAGTATTGGTGCTGGTGGAAATATCATTACCGGATTAAGAGATGAAGCGAAGAGTGAGATTCTTCGTATCATTGGTATTGCCAATATTGCTAACCCATCTGATCCTAATGGATTTAGATTAATTGTTGCTAGAGGTTCTGAAGGAAGCGGTTCTTATACAGATCATCCAGATGGTTGTGTTATTGCTAAACTAATTAAGCAAAGTAATGCTTCTTTCATCACAGGTTCTGACCTTGATGACAGTGAGGAACTAGATGAACCTCGTACTGGTATTGGCTCTGGTTCTGCTGACGTTAACATTGGTGTTGCTGAATTTGGTGGAACTATTTCTACCCGCGACTTCCTCAGACTATCTGCTCTGGAATTTGTATCTGTTGAGTCTTTAATTTCAACATCACCACAATCTTTGAGTGTTAATGACGGTGGTACTCCTGCTGCTGAAGTATTCAAGGTTGAATCTACAACTGGTGATACCTACATCTTTGGTGATATCCTTGCTGGTTCTGGATTTAATAAGTTTACTGTTGATTCGATAACTGGCAATACGATTACTCAAGGATCTTTAACAACAAACAACACAATTACCCTGAGAGGATCTACATTCCCTGCTAACATAGGTTCGTCTGTTTCCTCACCACCTTTTGTTGATAGTCAACTATTTAAGTTAACACCACAGGATCTTACTGAGTTCTTAACTCTCTCTAATGGTGGTAATGATACTGTATCAGAGGTTGTTACTTTCCAGGTTGATACAGCAACTGGAAGCATGTATAGCACAGGAAGTATCAATATTTTTGGTAAAAATCTTGATGGTACTGCTGATCAAGGAACTCCAAGATTAACATTTAATAATTCTTCAGGAGACTTTACTGTATACGGTTCATTCTCTGCATTTGGTACTGGACAATCATCGTTTGGTGGTCCTGTTGTTATTGGTCAATACTTTGGTGTTGATACACCTGCTGGATGGGACTATAACGAGGATGCTGATGTAACAATTAATGGTGGAGATTTAACAATTAACTCCGGTGGAAATGAAATCTTTGGTGTTGATAATGACGGTTCGGTCACTGTTGCTGGAATTAATGATTATATCTCACAAACTGGTGGTCGTAAGTGGTTATATACAGCAAACTCTGTTCTTGAAGCACAATCGAATGTTAATTACTTTGTTAACGCTGGATCTAATACATTAATTAAACTACCTGCAGATGCTCTAATGGGCGATATGATTCGTATTATAGATATAGGTGGTGCATTAACTCACAACGTATCAATGGTTGTAAGAGCAGGAGATAACATTAAGGTTCAGGGTGATATTTCAAATACTGGAACTGCTATGTTGACTGGAATCGCACCTTCCAATCTCGCAGGGCACAATGGTGGTGAACTAGTTATTCAAACACCTCGTGCATCCTTCGGATTAGTTTACGCTGGATCAGTTACTCCAGATGGCGGTACAGTTAATGCTGCTCCATCTAGTGTTGTTGGTTGGTATCTAATGGACATTTAAGGAAATGAGTTTCTATCAATCTACTAGACAAATGAGGGCTGCTGTTATCGGCAGTATCATCCCTTGGAGTGGTCCCCTATCTGGTATTCCAGATGGGTGGATCGTTTGTGATGGTAGCTTACCTGATGCAAAAGATTATCCATTGTTAGTTCAAACAATTGGAGACACATATAATGCTGGTGCTTCCAATTTAGGAGGAGCATTTCCAGCATATACAGGTCAGTTTAAGCTACCGGATCTTCTGTCTGGGAGATCTCTAATGGATCTTGAACAAGCTTATTTTGGTGCTAGTGGAACAGGTAAGGCTATTGATTTAGATCCAGACGCTGCAGGTTTGATTGGACCATATATTGGTCCCAACTCGGATCTAGGTGTTCAACAAGTTTTTAATGATGTTATTACCAATGTTGACTTTGAGCTGCCTCAAAGTCAACGAGATGGATATGCAGGTGCGATCTCTGGAAATACAATTGTTCCTGGAGAAGGTGAAAAAGTAGTTTACATTGGTGGAAGAAAATTAGGACATCAACACGTTTCTAATCATTCTCACCCAGGTATTTACGAAACTATTCAAGCAAATCCTAAAAACCAACCGGGACTTGGTGTTATTCCTTATAGTAATATGTCGCTCAAATTTAGTTATGCAGCATATGACGAAAGACAAGCAGTAGGTGGCGATGGTCAAGTTGATTATGTTCGATTCTCTTTAAGGGGTGTCTATAAAGAAGGTTTTAAATTGGAGAATGCTAATCAAGATATTACATCTTTAAATAGTTATAGTGGGTTTGGAAGTGGTGATTTTGGCAGAACTCTTGGCAGAGCTAACTCAGAAAATCCTCCGGTTAATTTATCTCCACAAGTATTAACACATACACCTGTTGCAAACTGGGGAGAATGGAGACCATTGCCATCTACTCCTGTAACTGGAAGACCTGAATTAGAGCAAAGCGATGTAATTCAATACGGATTAGGTGGACAGGATATTGAAATTCCACAGTTCCAGAGAAACTATTATCCTGATACACCAGCAGCAGGTGCATATTCAACATTTGTTAGTAATGATGCAAATGAGTTTCTTGATACTAAACTACAAGCACATGCACACGATCCATTTAGTGTTGTATACGATCAAGGAAGTTTAAAACCACAAACTAGACTTAATTCTGTATTAAGTATTCCACTAGAAACTGAATTGGACAATGTTAGTAATGCTGGGGCATTACAAATTAATATGAATACATCACAACCTTCTTTAACATGTGTGTACATCATTAGAGCATATTAAAATGGCAAATTATACAAACGAGAGAGCAAGATATGGTGGATGTGCTGGACAAATTTTAGTGCATTCTACTCCTGGGTTAGGACTTGTTAATGATCCTACAGCAACAAATTTTAAAAATATAATCCCTGCTGGTTATTTAAGGTGTGATGGTAGCATATACAATGCTAGAGATTATAGGCATTTATCTGAAATTTTGGGTGTTGGAACTGACACTAGATTTGCAAAAGAAGGTGCGATTATTAGAGATCCTGATTTAGGAACTGGAGATCTGGGACAGTTCCAACTTCCTGATTTGGGATCTAAAGTAATTATTGGTGGTAGAGGAACAGGACTATACAGAAATACTACTATCGAGAGAGAATTGGCGGGTGCTCCTATTACTAATAGAGTTGGTCCACAAGTAGAAATTGTAAGTAATTTTGGTAGTAGAATTACTTCTCAATTTGTTGGTAATATGGAGTTAGATTCTAGTGGACCTATTACTATGCTTGGTACTCCAAAATATAATCTAGAAAGGTCCACATCCGAGACTCAGTTAAATATTGAAAATTTTCAGGGTCATGCACATAATTCAAGTCAAAAATTTCTTAATTATACTGGTCAACACTCAGTAGCTACTTCTGGTGGTAAAGATTCTGATCAAAGACTTGCAAATAGTGGAGCAGGAAATCAGTTAGATTTTTCTGAACCATGGAATAGAGAATCTATTCATAAACATAATATTACTAGACCTACATCGTATGCTCAAACATTTACGTATTCACACCCAACTGTTCAAATTGACATGTCTGGTGTAAGTGCTAGTGTTGATGTTGATGTCGAAGATGATGAGAAATTGGATGAATTGGTTACTCCTTTTATGCTTGTAGAATATATTATTAAATTTTAACAAATGCCTATCCCAAGAAACCCAGGAATTTATTATATTAGGTCAACTGCTCTTCCTACCGAAGCTCCTTTGATTTTAAAAAGGAATGCTATTTCTGAAGCAGATTTTGCAAAATTAGTCACTTGTGTATCTGTCATTGATGAAACTGGTGGTAGTTATTATAATAATCTTGGAAACTTAAACGCTGTTTGGGCACAAAATCCTCCAGTTGTTGGTGGTGCTGTTGATAGTCGTAGAGGATTTAGAACAGCATTTCCATATAGATCTTTTTACATTCTAGATCCGGGTGGTGGTGGTAGTATTGATATTCCCACTAATTTTCCTGGTGATGCTAATGCATATGGACCAATTACTGTTAATCGCGATAACGGTAGTGCAGCATCTAGATCTGATTGGTTCTCTATTTGTAATTTTGGTTCTCTTCCATATGGAACGATTGTTTCTATCTGGATCGATATTTCGGGTTCGATGGATCTCGACACAGTGCGAGCATCATATAATTATTTTCTTGCAAGATGTGCTTCTGCTGGTATTGAAATTGTATTGACTCTAAGTGATTCTGGTGAAAGGTATATTGACGGACATATTCAATATCTTCCTCCTAGTGCTAATTTTACTGCAACTGATGAGGATGGTAATACTAGTAATATTCAAGTTATTGCAGGCGCTTCCATTACACTGAGTTGGGTTGTATTTGGTGATGTCAATACCTTGATTGTTGATTATCCTGGAAATACAGTTCAAGCATCTACAAGTAATTTCCAGAATTTTGTAAAAACAGTAACCGTAAATCCTACTGTACCAACAACATATACTCTGAGTGCTAATGGTCCGGCTGGCACGACGACTAGAACAATTTTTATTGATGTATTAGTTCCGCCAACTATTACACTAAGTTCCACTAATGGTTTAACTCTTAATGCTGGTCAATGTACTACAATTGAATGGGACCCAGCGGGAGATTATGCTTCTCTTGCTTGGACTCAAGGACCTCTTACTAATACTAACGCTGATAGTCAGGAGCAAGATTGTCCTGATGACACTATAACATATTGTGCAGTTCTTTCTGGTCCAGGTGGAGTATCCCCAGAAACTTGTCTTACTATTACGGTAAGACAAATTCCCACTGCATCAATAACTTCTCCTAGTCAAGTTGATTATGGTGAGAATTTTAATATATCATATACTACTAAATATGCCGACAGTAGTATTACAATTACACCAACCTATACCTACACAAACGGAACTACTGCCCCTGGTACTGCAATTACTAGGACTGCCGCAACCAGCAACCAAGCATCAGATCCCGATAGTGATACTGTTAGAGATGGTAGTGTTCCTATTACTGTACCATATAATACTATTGGACCAGCATCGATTTCTTTCATTATTGTTGCCGTAGGTAATGGTGGATCTGCAACAGATACTGATACTACTACTGTAATAATTGATAGGACTCCAGATAACTTTGCTATTGAAGAGTCGGAAGAATTACTTAAAGATGAAGTTCCTGTTATAACACCAGAAACTGAAATTTTGAGTGAACTTTATGAAATTAATGATATAGATATTCCTGTGGAAATTAAAGCTGATTGGCCAATTAATGTAGATATTAATCAGCAATCTAACTGGCAAAAAGTAAGGCAAATTTAATGACAGTAATTACGCAAACTTTCGCAAATAGTGGTAGTTTTACTATTCCAAGTAATGCTATAAACATTACTTTTGCTATTCGTGGTGCAAGAGGAGGAAAAGCTCTTGGATCTCGTGATTATTGGGATGGTTCTGTTAACAATAGTTGTGGTGTTAACTACTCCACCGGAAATCCTGCTCAGGATAATAGAGGACAGTATGGACAATGGTTGACCGGATCTTTTGACCCTAGCATGGCAGGAAAAACTATTAGTTTTCAGAAGGGACTTAAAGGTACTAACAATTTTTATGTTCTTGGTGGAGCTGAAGATCCGGGTGCGTTAGGTGGTGCTGGATATCATAATGGTGGACCAGGTGGTGTTGCACCAAGTAGCGATGGAAATGGGACATATACTTGTACTAGAAGTGGTGGTCCTGGTGGCGGTGGATCATCTGCATTTAAATATGGAACTATTATATTACTAGAAGCAGGTGGTGGCGGTGCTGGTGGCGGTGCTGGTAATCCGGGTAATCAATCCGCCGTTTACGTCAATACTTTAACTACAAATATTAATGCGGGCTCTAATGGTGGCCAGGGTGGTATGGGCACTACATCACACAATGCAGGATCTGGAGGCGGTGGTGGTGGATGCCCTGGTGGTGCTGGTGGTGCGAATAATCCATCTGGTAATCAGGGATCTGGATATCCTGGTACAGGTGGCGGCGGATATTATAACACTACGTATGTAAGTTCATGTGCAGTAAAGGGTAGAGGTCAATTCGCAGGATCTTTTACAAATGACGGATATGCTGAGGTTTCATATGAAGAGGCAAATGCACCAACAGTATCAATAACTGCTACTAATTCTTCAGGAACTCCAATTACTAGCATTTACAAAAGTCAAAATGTAACTATTACATATTCTGCTACTGGTGTAGGAATAACTTCCAATACTTTTACTGCAACTGATGCTGCTGGAAATGTAAGTAATCCTATTGCCACTCCAGGAAACAGCGGAGTATATTATCCTGCCCCTTCAACTACAACAACTTATACATACACAGCAACTAATTCTACTGGAACAAGTACTACAAGCGTAGTAGTTACTGTTGTAGATGATACTCCAACGATAACTCTTGTTTCAAATAGAACTAATAACACTATTAACAGAGGTCAAGATATAACTCTTACATGGAGTGCGTCTGCTGTAGCTCTTGGTGTTGACAGCACTACAATGACTGCTGTTGTTAATCCTGGCACATCTGGTAGTTTAACAACAATTCCTTCTACAGGAAGTTATAATTACACATTTACAGCAACAAATGCTTCTGGCACTGCTACAATAACATTAACTGTTATTACTAATCTTCTTTTACCAACTGCGAGTCTTACTTCAAATGATCCTCAGGGAGATAATACAATTATTGTTGGAGATTCACAGTCTGGTGATCCTACTACATTAACCTGGAGTGGAGGAGGATACGACATTACCGGTTATAGTATGACTGGGGTTGCAACCCCAGGATCTAGTGGTTCTACTAGTGTGAGTCCTAATGTTGCAACAACATATACGTATACAGTTACAAATGCTACTGGTTCTACTAGTGCTAGTAAAACAATTACTGTTTATACTAGACCAGTTATTACACTTACTGCTCCCACTAGTACTATTAGTCGAGGGGCGGGTCTTGCTTTAACATGGGCTACGACAGGAGATGCATCTAGTATACAATGGACAAATGGCACTCCTGTGCCCACTAGTACAAATATTAATGGTACAGCATTAGTTTATCCTCAGAATAGTACTCAGTACTGTGTTGTTGCTTCTGGTAATGGTGGAATTAGTTCGACTGTTTGTTTTGATGTAAATGTTGTTGTACCAGATCCTAGTATAACTGATTACGACACTACATTTTATTCCGATGGTACTGCATATATTCCCCCATGGGCAATCAACGTAACTGCTGATATATCAGCAGGAAGTGGTGGTACTGGTGGTACTGACTCAGGTGGTTCTGGTGGTGGTGGAGGTTCTGGTAGAAGAGCAGTTTTTTATTTTCCCGATTATGTTGAAAGAACATTTACTATACGATTAGGTAATGCAGGATCAAATGGATTTGGTTGTGTAGCAAATAGTGGATCGGGTAGTGGTGGATCTTCTAATCTTGCTA